GAGCAAGAGTTAAATCGTAAACTATTTAGACAAAACGAATTTGGTAGCTTTACAATCAAGCTAGATGCTAATGCTTTACTAAGAGGAGATAGTTCTTCAAGAGCTACTTACTATAGAGAGATGGCTAGTATAGGTGCATTAAGCATTAATGAAATAAGAAGAATGGAAGACTTAAATAGAGTAGGTCCAGAAGGAGACCAACTATTTATGCCTTTAAACTTTGCTCCAGTTGGAGACGTAGAAGAGGAAGATAAAGAGTAGATGGCTTTATCTGATATAAATACAAAGCCAACACAAGAGATGGCTGATGAGGCTACACAAGGCTTAGAGTGGAGAGAAGAGTTTGGTAGAGGAGGAACTGAGGTAGGTGTTGCAAGAGCAAGAGATATTAAGAACAGAGCTAATCTTTCAATAAGAACTGTTAAGAGAATGTACTCTTATTTAAGTAGACACGAAGTAGACAAAGAAGGTCAAGGCTTTTATAGTGGAGACGAAGGCTACCCAAGTGCTGGTCGAATAGCTTGGGCATTATGGGGAGGAGACCCTGGCTTCGCTTGGACTAAGAGAAAGATAGCTGAAATAGAAAAAGAAGAAAAATCTAATAATATGAAAAATAAAGAAGTAAGAACTATAGACGTTCAAGATTTAGAGCTAAGAATGGATGGCGATAATCCAACAGTAGTTGGCTACGGTGCTGTCTTCAATTCAATGTCTAATGACTTAGGTGGCTTTAGAGAGTACATTGCTCCAGAGGCATTTGAAGGTAGATTAGAAGATGACGTAAGATTCTTAGTAAACCACGATGCTAACTTAGTACTAGCAAGAACTACTAACAACACTTTAAGACTATCTGTAGATGAGAAGGGACTACGCTACGAAGCTGATATGCCTAACACATCTACTGCTAGAGACTTAATGGAGTTGCTAAAGAATGGTACTATCAGCCAGTCTAGTTTTGCGTTTACTGTAGAGGATGACTCTTGGGAGATGAAAGACGGTATGAATGTTAGAACTATAAATAAGGTATCACGCTTATACGATGTAAGCTCAGTAACTTACCCAGCATACAATGCTGCAAGTAGTTCAGTAGCTTTACGCTCGATGGAAGAGTGGCAAGAACAAGAAGAGGCTAAGAAATTAGAAGAGAACTTAGCTAAGGAAAAAGAAGAGGGCATAAAAGAAGAAAAAGACTTAACGAAACGCTCCCTCGTTGAAATGCGTTTGAAGGTCTTAAAAAATAAATATTAATAATAATTTTCGTAAAATGAAAAACTCAAAATCTTACATAGAGGAGAGAGCTGTGAATATCGAAAAAATGGAAGATATTGTTTCTACTGCTGAAGGTAGAGACTTAACTTCTGAAGAGAAAACAGATTTCGACTCTTTAAATGACAAGGTAGAAGAGCTTAACTCAATGGCAACTCGTGCTGCTAACTTTGAGAAGCTACAAGCTACTAAAGCTGTAAAAGAAGAAAGAGAAAACGCTCCAAAAGAAGTTCGTGAGTATTCTTTCCAAGAAGCAATGAACGCTGCTTACACTGGACGTCTAGAAGGTCTAGTAAAAGAAATGGACCAAGAAGCTCGTAACGAAGCTCGTTACACTGGTCAATCTTTCAAAGGTATTGCAATTCCTTCAAGTGTTTTAACTCGTGCTGCAGTAGGTACTGCTGCTGGTAACGCTACTGAAGTAATGGCTTGGACTGACCAACTAGAAGCAAACTTAGTTTTAGCTTCTGCTGGTGCTAACTTTTACTCTGGTGTAAACAATATGAAGTTCCCAGTATTTAGTGCAATCAACTCTGGATTCGTACCAGAAGCTGGTGGCTCTGCTCCAGCTGCTAACGGTACTGCTTCTAGCGTAACTTTAGAGCCACATAAATTAATTTCTATTGTAAATGTTTCTGCTGAGGCTTTAGCTCAAAACTCTGGTATTGAGGCTGCTTTAAGAAGAAATATGGCTGCATCTGTAGCTGCTACTTTAGAAGCTGCTTTATTAGGAACTGGCGACGTTACTAACGCTCCAACTTCTATCTTTGCTGACGCTGCAACTGGACCAACTACGGTTACTGCTGCTGATTGGTTTGAAATGGAAACTGACCTAATTGCTAACGGTGTACAGTTAGAAGGTGCAAGATTAGCTTACTTACTAGACCCATCTGCTTACGCTACAGTAAAAGGATTGGCTCAAGTAGCTTCTGTATCTCCTATCTATGATAACGCTAGAAAAGAACTTAACGGTTACTTCTCTTTCGTATCTCCAAACGTAGGAAACGGTGGAACTGCTGGTAAAGACCACGCTCTATTCGGAGACTTCTCAAAATGTCATATTGCTCAGTTTGGTGGACTAGATATTCTAGTAGACCCATATACTGACGGTGGTATTGGACAAACAAGAATGATTGTTACTTCTTTAGTTGATGGAGACTGTGTACAAAATGACACAGCATTCGTTAAATTAATCGAGGCTTAATTATATTTTTAATTGGTGGGAGGGTAAAACCTCCTACCATTTATTTTTTAAAATGGAATACTACGACTACAACTTTAACACTTTACGAGGGACTAACTATGTACCTTATGGTAAGTTAGTACTAAAGACTGGACCAGCTACTACTGCAATATCTTTAGCAGAGGCTAAGGCTTTTCTAAGAGTTGATTCCGATTATGACGATGACGATAGTTATATCACTTCGTTAATAGGTGTTGCTACTAATGTAGTAGAACAGTTTACTAGACGTAGATTAATCACACAAACATATAATATTTACTACGATGAGTTTCCTCCTTTTATGGATTTACAAGTAGGTAACGTAGCTAGTGTTACTCACGTTAAGTATTATGATACCGACAATACATTACAAACTCTTGATACATCTCAGTACGATGTTGATATAAGAGTAAAACCAGGAAGGATATACCAAGCTGAAGACGGTAACTTTCCAAACACTTACGAACGAGCTAACTCTGTAGAGGTTGAGTTTGTAGTAGGTAGTGCAGCTTCTGATGTTGAAGATGCTATAAAACAAGCTATGTATATTGTAATAGGAAGATATTACGAAAACCGACAAGACGTGGTAATGGGTACACAAGTAAACGAATTGCCATTAATGGTTGAACATTTACTAACTCCTTACCGTTTGCTAGAACTATGATAATAGGTAAACTAGATAGAAAACTAAAGCTCTATACACAAACTTACTCTACTAACGCTTATGGCGAGAGAGTAGTTTTAGATAATAGTTATGTAACTATATATGGAGACTTTGACTTTAAGTCTGGTAATACTACCTATGATGCTGACGATTTAATTAACTCGCAGACTATAGAGTGCTTGATAAGATACCGAACTAACATAGGCACTACTCCACAATACTTTATTCAGAATGGCTCTACTAACTATTCTATAAAAGCAATAAAACAAGTAGGCAATAGAAAGGACGCAATGATACTTACGTTAGAGAAAAATGACGTAGTAGACTTATCTACAGTAGCTCCTAATCAATTTGTATTTACAATAGATACTGCTAACCTTTCTGATGGCTCTACACTTAACACACAATTTAAACTACCTACTGTAGCTTCTGGCTCTTATAATTGTACAGTACTATGGGGAGATGGTAGTAGTAGCACAATAACTAGCTACAATCAAGAAGAGATAACACACACTTATAGTAGTGCTGGAGAATATCAGATAAGCATAGAGGGAACTATACAAGGGTGGCAATTCAATAACACACAAGATAGACTTAAAATACTTAACATCAGTAACTGGGGTACTTTAAATATATCTACCAATAAAGCATTCTTTGGATGCTCTAATTTAGAAGCTAACGCTACTGACTATCCTACAATATCTACAGATAGTTTTGAAAGTATGTTTGAAGGTTGCACTAACTTTAATGGTGTAGTAGATGATTGGAATGTATCTGGTGTTTACTTCTTTGACAAAATGTTTAAAGACTGTTACTCTTTTGACCAGCCATTAAATAGTTGGAATACAGAAACCTCTGGTAGTTACATTTCTATGTTTGAAAACTGTTTAACATTCAATCAAGACTTGAGTAATTGGCAAGTAGAAGCAGTTGTAAGTATGAGTAGAATGTTTTATAACTGTGTACAGTTTAATGGAGATATATCTTCTTGGTCTATTCAAGATACTGAGGATATGAGTGAAATGCTCTTTAATTGTGATAGGTTTGACCAATCTTTAGCTGGTTGGAATATAAGCAACGTTGCTAACTTTACTAACTTTATGCAGAACGCTAGTGGCTTATCTAATGCTAACTACGACGCAACTCTAATAGCTTGGGCAAGTGGTGAAGTAGATGCTGATATAAATATTAACTTTGGAGGTAGTCAATATACATTTAGTGCATTCTATTCTAAGCTATCATTAATAGAAGATGATGGATGGACTATCGTTGATGGTGGACTATTTGACCCAACACCAGCTCAGTACTTAAGTGTACTAAACGATAGAGTAGTAGCTGCTGGAGGCGTAATGGAAAATACTACAGATACACTAGCATTCTTAAATGAACTTAACGACATAACATAATGGCAGAGGGACTACTAGACAAAGCGAATATTATTTTAACTCCTACTGGGTATAAGGCTGGTACTATGTACAACGTAGCGCCTATTGAGCAGCCGTATGAGGACTTTGACTTTGCTAGAGCTAGTGTTGCTAGTAGAGTTAATTCTAGTGGCTTAGTCGAGATGGTAGGTAGAACTCTAGGAAGTAACCTTGTACAGAATGGAGACTTTAGTGAGATAGGACCAGACTTAGTACAGAATGGTACTTTTGACTTAGGTAGTGAGTTAGTTACAAATGGAGACTTTGCTACTGATAGTGATTGGATTAAAGGAAGTGGTTGGAGTATTGCTGATGGTAAAGCCTCTTGTGATGGTACACAAACGGTTAACACAAGTCTACAACAAAGTGGTATAGCTTCAATAGGTAATGTATATAAAATACAATTTGATTTAACTGTAACTTCTGGATTTATCAATTATGTAAATTTAGGAGGTTGGATAGATGGTACAAATTTAACAACATCTGGAACTTATACTTATTATACGGATACAACTACTGCAACTGATAATTTAGGAATAGCAGCAGCATCTAATTTTATTGGTAGCATAGACAACGTATCAGTTAAAGAAGTACCAGATTGGACTTTAGGAACTGGTTGGAGTATAGGAGATGGTAAGGCATCTTATGACAATTCTGGTACTGCAAGTTTAACACAATCTTTCACTTGGGAAAATGGTAAAACTTATGAGATACAATTTGAAGTTTTAGACTTCACAAGTAATTATAGATTTGATTTATATACTGGTTCAAGTTTTATACAATCTGCAATAGTAAGTGATAAAACTACTTGGAAAATTTACTTTGTTGGAGATGGTGGAACTATTATGAGATTTAGAGCTTTAACAACTGGAGCATTTTCTTTAGACAACGTAGTAGTCCAAGAACTAGACCCTAATGACTATTGGATTTTAGGAACTGGTTGGAGTATAGGAGATGATAAAGCATCTTGTGATAGTAGTCAAACTTCACCAACATTTTTAAGACAAGACAATGTATCAGATATTGGAGTTAAATTAAAAGTTGTTTTTGACATAACAGTTACAAGTGGTACTGCTTATTTATCATTTTCTAATGGTGGTGGAGTTGTACCGTATACAACTTCAGGAACATACGAAGAATTTGGAACAATGACAATTAATAGTTCTTTGTATATTCGTGGGCAAAGCGACTTTGAAGGCTCAGTAACCAACATAGTAGTCCAAGAAGTAATAGACACCAACAACATTCCAAGAATAAACTATGATAGTAATGGAGAGAATGGGCATTGGTTGTTAGAGCCTACTTCTACTAATCTATTACCTTATAGTGAGGACTTTAATGATGCTAGTTGGAATTTCGATAGTCAACAATCATATTTAACTAGAACTGCTAATGCAGCTTTATCTCCAAGTGGAAATAATGATGCTACTAAACTTATATCTAATAATATTACAAAAAGTCCATCTACGGCATATATTGCATCATCTACAAGTGCATCATCTCCATATACTGCGAGTGTTTTTGCAAAAAAAGGAGAATATGATTATTTAGTGATGAGTGTAGGTAGTTATGCTAGTGGTTTTTGGGGTTCTTTTAATTTATCAAATGGTACTGTAGATACACAGCCAACAGAAGCTAATACATCTGCTAGTATCGAAAGTTATGGTAATGGTTGGTATAGATGTTTAATAACTACTACAACAACAAGTGGACTTGAAATTTGTTTAGTTTCACCATCAGTTGATGGAGGTATTACTAGTCTTTATACAAGCACTACTAATGGCATATACGTTTGGGGAGCACAACTAGAAGCCTTACCCTACGCTACATCATACATACCAACACTAACTGGAAGTACAGAGACAAGAGCTACAGAGACTGCAAATGGTGCTGGTAGTGCTGACTTAATAAACTCAACAGAAGGAGTATTGTACGCAGAGATAGCTGCTTTGGATAATGACCAATCAGAAAGACAAATTTCAATAGATGATGGTAGTGGAAATAATAGAATTATATTAAGATATAACTCAACTTCTAATAATATTAATGCTTACTTATTTAATGGTAGCGTACAAGGTGGAGAGTTTAATCATACTTTAACCGATATAACTAGCTTCATAAAAGTAGGTTTTAAGTGGAAAGCTAATGATTTTGCATTATGGGTAAACGGTGTTGAAGTTGGAAGTGATAGTAGTGGCACGACTTTTTTAGCAGATACTCTTAATGATATAAGTTTTGATTTTAATGGTCTTTATCCTTTCTACGGCAAATGCAAAGAACTAGCAGTATTTGGAGAAGCATTATCAGACGATGAGTTAGAAAAATTAACTTCTTGGAGTTCATTTAACGCAATGGCTACAGATTTAGGATATACAATAGAATAAGATATGGCAGCGACTATTAAATACGGAGACACTAAATGGGCTGTAAAAGACGGCAATACTTTAGGGTATAATGATGAGAATAGGTTTAAGCCAGTACCTTTTGACTTTACTAGAAATAGCATAGGTACAAGAGTAGATAGAAATGGCTTAATAGAGACTATAGGAAACAATATACCTAGAATAGACTTTACAGATAATACTGATGGTCATTTATTACTTGAACCACAGAGTACAAACTTAATAACTTATAGTGAAGATTTTATCACTGGTTGGCAATATTTTAGAGGAACAATAGTTGCGAATGCGACTACAAGTCCAGATGGAACTTTAAACGCATCAAAATACCAAGAAGATAGCCAAACTGGCAGTCATCTTTTTAGAAGACAAAGCTTATCTTTGACCAACGGATTGCCTTATACTGGTTCTATATTTCTTAAAAAAGGAGAATTAACATCTGTAATTTTACAATCTAATAGCTTCTCAAGATGGGTTGCATCTGCAACATTTGATTTAGAAAACGGAACAGTAACAAGTGGTACTGGTGTTATAGACGATTATGGTAACGGATGGTTTAGATGCTCTATAAGTGGCAATGCAGTACAAACAACATCCGATGCTGGTTTGGAAGTATACACATCTGTTGGTGCTGGTAGAGATGGAGATGGTTTGTATATGTATGGTGGTATGTTCGAACAAGGAAGCTACCCAACTTCTTACATACCTACTAATGGCTCAACGGTTACTAGAGATGCAGAAACTTGCACCAACGCTGGTAATAGTACATTAATAAATAGTACAGAGGGTGTGTTATATGCAGAGATAGCTGCTTTGGCTGATGATATAAGTGGTTTTAGAGTTTTAGGTATTAGTGATGGGGGTTCTACTAATAGAATTTTTATTGGATATACTTCGAATAATATTTACGCTAATGTAGGTTCAAGTACAACGATTGGC